GTGAGTGGTGAGTGTACGGCAAGTGGGTGCAGGTGTCAAGAAAAAAGAATGCTTAATGGTAGGGGCGAGGGCAGGGGGTAGTCCCCTTCTGACGGGGTGGGGTGAGTGGCTATATACCCTCTGACACGTTACACAATATTTTAAAAGGGTTCACATGATACGAAGCATGCCGAGCAACAAGAAGTTCAGAGCGAATTACGACAGGATATTCAGGAAGCGTAAAAAGAATGACAAGAGACGAAGTAAATAATCAGTACAGGGAGCAGATAATCTTAGCCAAGGAGAGCGGTGAGGTTGCTGAACTGTATCGGAGATTAGCTAAGAGCGACTTGTTTTTCTTGATAAAGGTTATTTTTAGCCGTGATGATTTGGACAGAGATTGGCTCTTTGACAGGTGTACGGAAGTCCAGCAAAACCCTGATGGTTATTTAGATTTGTGGTTTCGTGAAGGTTACAAGTCCACAATTATCACATATGCTTTGACGATTCAGGACATATTGAACGACCCCAATATAACTATTGGCATCTTTTCGTATAACAGACCGACAGCAAAGGCGTTTTTGAGGCAGATCAAGAGAGAGTTTGAGATGAACACTTTGCTAAAGGATTTATTCCCGGAGATTTTATGGAGTAATCCGCAGAGTGAAGCTCCGAAGTGGTCTGAGGATGAGGGGATAGTTGTTAAGAGGAAGATAAACCCTAAAGAGAGCACGGTTGAAGCATGGGGTTTAGTGGATGGCCAGCCTACAGGACGGCATTTCAAGCTGATGGTTTATGATGATGTTGTGACACTTGATTCCGTAAGCACTCCTGAAATGTGTCAGAAAACAACTCGATCATGGGAAATGTCGATCAACTTAGGCTCTGAGGGCGGTAAAAAAAGATATATCGGAACCCGTTATTCTTACAACGACACCTACGGGGAAATGATGCGTAGGGAAGTTGTTAAGCCTAGAATTTACGCTGTTTATGACAGCGAGAACAAGCCGGTTTTACTCACCAAAGAGCGCATTGAGGAAAAACGGAAAGAACTTGGGCCGTATGTTTTTAGCTCTCAGATGTTACAAAACCCTGTTGCCGATGAAGCGCAGAATTTCAGCACTGATTGGATACAGACATGGGCAGCGCAAAACACCGACAATTTAAGAATCTACATTCTTGTTGACCCCGCATCGAAGAAAAAGAAAAATTCAGATTTTACGGCAATGTTCGTTGTTGGGTTGGGATACGACAAAAACTATTACNTCATAGATATGATTCGTGACCGACTTAATCTGACAGAGAGAACGCAGGTTTTATTTGGTTTNCACAAGATGTATCGCCCGATTGCTACCGGATATGAGGAATACGGGATGCAGTCAGACATAGAACATTTACAATATGTCATGGAGCAAGAGAACTACCGTTTCCCTATTTTTCCAGTTGGAGGGAATATTGCCAAAGAGGACAGGATAAGATCATTAGTCCCTATCTTTGAACAAAAACGGGTTTTCCTTCCACAAATGTGCATCCGGCAAAGATATGATGGAAAGACGCTTGATTTAACGAAGGTGTTTATTGAGGAAGAATACAAAACATTTCCCGTTGGTCAGCATGACGATATGCTTGACGCTTTATCAAGAATAATTGACCACGGCAAAAAAGGAATTTTCGCTACATTCCCAACGACAGATACGCCTTATGAAAAAAGATTAAGACCCTCTATCAACGAAGTAGTCAAATTAGAACGAGAACAAATCTGGCAGGAAGTCATCGAAGCCGAAGAAATGGAGAACGCAAGTAATGTCTGGTGAGCAGATAGCAATCATCGTTTTAGGAATCATCATTTTTGCCCTTTTAGGAATCATCGTCATTCAGATGTGGTTTATCAAGGGACTTTCGGAGAATTTTGACGCTAAAGAAAGAGACTTACTAAATCGCGTGATGACCCGCAATTATGAAACATTCGTTCAGGCAGAGGTTGTCCGCAATCAAGAAAACAGTCCGTTATCACCAGAAGAAATCTACGAACAGCAAATAGAACGGGGCATTCCGGTCTAAGGGATAAAAATGCGTAAAGAGATATTCAAAGACAAAGATAGCTTGAAGTTAGCCATTGACGGTTTCTTTGACGACCGGTTAGACACATCCCGTCAGATGATGGAACAGATCATCGCCAGAAATATCCTGTATTACATCGGTGAACAGTACCTTGAGTATGTTCCTTCAAGCGGTCAGTTTAGGAGAAGGATGGCAAATGCCTTCCTGCCTACTCCAGTTTCCAATGAAGTAAGAGAATACGTCCGGTCAGTAGTTGCCATGTTAATGAACCAGAAAATGGTTCCTAGGGTATGGCCGAATACCGACGAGAAAGAAGATATTCAGGCCGCCGACGCAGGACAGGCATTACTTGTATCTTTAGACCAGTCTCATGACGGTAGTTTCTTTGACGAGAAGGAAAAACTCGCTATTCTCCTGTGTATTGCAGGAACGGCGTTCATGCGAACCTACGCCGACTCAGAAGGGGGCGTTTGGTTACCTGACGGGTCTAAGACGGGAGATGTGGCTACTGAGTGCATACTTCCATTCAATGTGCGGCTTGATACACTTGGTGACAGTTTAACACAGAAACGCTGGATAGGGATTCAGTCACTTAAAGACAAGGAATGGGTTGAGGACGTTTTCAAGACCAAGATCGAAAACAAAGACGAAGATAGATCACAAATTGACTACCAGAGATATTTGAGCAAGTTGGTTCAATCTGTCAGTCCGTGGAAGGGACGACCGATTGTGGTTCAGTCTATGGATGAAGATGACAACCTTGTTTTGTTCCGCGAAGTAGAATTTGCACCAACTAAACAATACACGGAAGGACTTTATGTTGTTTGTTGCGGCGGTAAGGTCATTTCACAGCAAAAGAGACTTCCTGTTTCGGCTACAAACGAAGAATGGTATTATTCTCTAACCGACTTCCATTATAACAGAGTTCCAGGAAGATTCTGGAGTGATCCCGGCGTAAATGATCTTATTTCCCCGCAGAACATAATAAACGAAATAGATCAGGCTTTAGCTATTAACCGTAAGGGGATGGGAAGGCCGAAAGTTCTTACCCCCGGTGATGTTGGTTTGAAGAAGATTGGATTAGGCGGTCATGGTTTTATCGCTCTTTCCTACAACCCTATCATGGGTCAGAAACCCGACTTTAGAGAAGGCACTGCTTTGCCTTCACAAGTATTGGAAGAACGCAAATTCCAGAAAGAACAAATGCAAGATGCTTCTGGAGACCCAAAAAACGTCTTGAGAGGCCAGCAACCGTCAGCAAACGCAAGTGGTGTTCTTACGGAGGGATTAAGAGAAACAGCAGAAAGAGGACGCTACCCTGACATTGAAAGATTCAACAGGTCTTTATCAAGAGTCTATAAGAAAAGACTCCTTATTGCACAAGAACTATTTACCGAAGAAAGACTAATCAAGACTTTGGGGCGTGGGAACAAAGTCAAGATTACCAAGTTCAAGGCATCTGATTTGAGGGGAAACACCGATGTTCGATTGGAACTTGATTCTGGTTTGATTCAAACCAAATCAGGTCAGTCACAAATGTTTCTCCAGATGATACAAAACGGATTCTTTGAGGAAGGAAAGATAAGTCCTACCGTCAGACAGGAAATATTGCAGAGACTTGGCGTTTCATCGTTTACAGATGAAGTCAATAATGATGTTGAACGTGCGGAAATGGAGAATGTTTCCGTGGCTTCCGGTGAACTAAAAGTAATGCTTGCAGAACCCAACCCTGAAACCGGAGAGGATGAAGTCGTCAATTTAGACCCACTGTTTAAGTATGACAACCATCCTGCACACTTTGAAACGCATCGTAAATATATCATATCGCCGGAATTTGCGGAACTGCCTGAACAATACCAGACAGTTATGATTGCTCATGCCGATTTGCACCAAAAGATGATTCAGGACAAACCGCCTGACATTCGAGATTACGTCCAGATCGACAAGATACTTTTACCTGGTGTGTTGAAGGAATCCGAGAGGGCGCAGGTGGTAGAGAAATACTTAGGCATCAAACCGGGTGACGAGCCGATTGTCGGAATACCTGACGCTGATACCTTCATCAAGACAAAACAAAAGATAGCTTCTGACGAACAAAAGAACGCCGTTAAAGAGAAACAGATACATGCTGATTTATTAAAGACAGGGATGACTAATGCCTTACAAGTTGAAACAGGTAAAGGGCGGGGAGAAGGTAGTAAGCCCCAACAGAGAGTTCAGTAAGAAGCCTCTAACTCACAAGGACGCAGTGGCACAGTTAAAGGCGGTACTGATTAATACGAAAGGCAAATAATGGATAAACTACAAAAATTGATTGCCGCACTTACAGAGTTATCAAAGAGAAAATTTTTCGGCAAGATTATTATATCATTTGAAAGCGGCACTCCAACTATTATGCAGGTAAACGAGATTATGAAGTTATAAATTAACATAAGCTGCTGAGACAATCAGGGCGCATTTCATCCTACGGGGTGGTGCGCCTTTTTTTATTTGCCTTGAAGTCAGAAATTCCTCTGACAGCAAGGACAAAAAACTAAAGGAGAAAATCATGGAAGACACTAACAGCGAGAAAGCCGGGTCGCAACCGGAGAATACAGAAGAAGTAAAAGACGTAAAGTCGGAGTCGTCACCCGAAGTAAAGGACGTAAAGGCAGAGTCGTCCACTGACCAGCCGTGGCATAAAGACCCACGGTTCAAGCAGGATTTGGGGCTTCTGAAAGCAGCAAAGAGTCTCATGGAAAAGAACGGTTTGGAGTCCGTCGATGATCTTGTTGAACTGGCAGAAAGCGGAAAGAAGATCAAAGGCAAAGAGGATGACATAGACAGACTTGATGAGATCAAGGCAAAGGCAGCTAAACTGGAAAAGTATGAGGCTTATTGGAGAGATCAGGAAGAAAAAAAACTAAGGGAAGTCGAATACCCTGACCAGACCATTGCAAGACTTGAGAAGCAATTAAAGGAAAAAGAGGCCGCCGACAGGCACAAAGAGGAAAACCAAAAACAACAGGAAGCGGCGAAACAGGCTTTAAAGAATTACGATAGAGAGGTTCAATCTCTTGTGAAGGAAATGGAACTACCCAAAGAGCAACAGGCTTTTGCTATGGAGTTCATGGGGGTAAACAATCCTTTCAACGAAATTGACATCACAGATAGGAAGGCAATCAATCGAATGGTTGCCGATCAAAAAAAGAAACTGGAGTCTTTTAAGCAGTCCGTCATTCAGGACTACATAAAAGGAAAAGAAACAATCCCCAAGGTTGGAGCTACTACAGCAGCACCGATGGGGGATAAACCAAAAATAATGCTCAAGGATGCGAGAAAAGCACTCCATGAGGCAATGAATAGAGTTACCGGAGGCTAAAAATGACTACATACGCAGATACCACTAACCTTACCGAAATTTTGAAAAATGTTTACGGCGAGGGAATCACCAATCAGTTTAATGATGAAAAAATTACTTATAACCTTTTCGGGAAGTCAGACCGGAAACCTGGCGGCAAGGGATATGTTTTTGCCCTCCGTTACGCAAGGGCGCAGGGAACTGGTGCGAGAGGCGAATCCTCTAAGCTGCCTGACCCGCTGACCGGAAAGAAAGATCAGGGGACGATTACTCCGAAATTCAACTACGGTTCAATTCGGATTACCGGCCCCGCAATCGAAATCGCCAAAGGGAATGCAGCCGCTTTCGTTGATGGGCTTGCAGATGAAATTGACGATATTTATCAGTCCCTTATTGTTGACCTGAACCGTCAGTGCCATTGGGATGGATTCGGTCAGTTGGCAAGACTATCCGCAGCTACGACTTATCCGGGTAACGCTACTTGGTGCGGTACGTTCGACAATGACATTGGAACCAAATACTTCCAAGAGGGGATGATGTGCGACTTCTACCTGTCCGCAGGTACGTCCAACTTTGAAAACACTGGAACGTGTATGGCAGGTTCCCGTGTCCTTTCAATCAACCCTGCTACCAACGTGGTTGTATTTGAAGCTCCTTCGGCTGACTACCTGACGAACCATCCGTATGCTTCTGCATATGTGAATACGACTGCATTGTCTGTAACGGCAGGTGTCATGGCTATCAAGACAGGCGCAAGAGATTTAGCTTGGGCTTCCACTGATACTCCTACGGAAATCACGGGTCTTGACGGTATCTATGATGACGGTACTGCCCTTGCCACGTTTGAAGGAATCACCGTTGCCACCTATCCGAAATGGAAAGCCAACATCCTTTCCAATTCCAGTGTCAACCGTGAACTGTCCATCGACCTCATGCTTAATGCAGTTGATGTAACCCGTCAGGTATCGGGAATGAAACCCGACATTATCCGCATGGGTTTAGGCCAGCGCCGCAAGTACGCCAATCTTTTGATGCCTGATGTTCGCTTCGCACCTACTGTTCTAAAGGGTGGTTATGAAACCCTGACGTTCAGTGCGGGTGACGGAAGCATCGAGATTGTTGTTGACCCGATGCAACAGCCGAACAAGATTTACTTTGAGCCGAAAGGAATCATCCAGAAGTACGAATTGACTCCTCTGGGTTGGGGTAATCTGGACGGTAGCCAGTTGCATCAGAGGGCACAGTATGATGAATGGGAAGCATTTTTACGAATCTACACCCAATTAGGCGTGGAGCGTCGCAATTGTCTAACCCTGCTCAAAGATTTAACTGAGCCTTCGCTTTTCTAAAAGCGAATGAAAATAGTTAATTAGCTCTTTGACAATTAAATATAAAACTCCTTGACTTTGGAGTAGATAAGTGAGATACTTACCAAAACAAAGTCGAGGAGGATTTTATGGAAACAAAAATTTGTTCAAAGTGTGGGAAGGAACAGCCTATTGCTGAATTCCAAGCGAGAGGAAAAGACAACCCGAAACCTAGGAACGAATGCAGGGAGTGTTTAAATGCTTATCACAGAATGTTATACCTTGAGAAACACGGTAAGCATAAGCGAACAGTCAGAGCAGAATTAAGAGAGGCCGACCCGAAAAAGTGCATCAAGTGTGGAGAGTTAAAACCGTTAAGTGAATACACAATCCACAATAGAAACAAAGGTCAGCATCGTAACTTCTGCCATGAATGTGAAAAAGCAATGATACGGATGTATCACAAGTCAGACGGCGGCAAGGAAAAGGGTAAGGAATGGTATGCATCTAATCAGGATAAAATAAAGGCTTATAGGGAGTATTACAAAAGCAATCCTGAGTACAGGGCAAAGAAAAAAGCATACCACAAGAAGAAATGGCTTTCCGATGAATACGGTCTTACCTTGGAGCAGTATGAAGGGATGTTGAAAGAACAGGGGCAT